GGCTTCTGTGCGCTTGTCTATAAGAGAGAGTGTTCTTTCAAATCTCTCTTTTTCATCCTGTCGCTTCTCCGCAATAGTCCTGAAAATAAATCCTGCAATACTTCCCCCGACTAGCGAGAGGAACTCTGTACTTAAAAAGGTTTCTAACATCACGAACTCCTGTGTATCAAGTACGCCATTTCTCCTGTCTTGTCGTTCTGTACTAGAACGGGTTGACCTGGATTTCTGTGTGCGTACTTCTTAATGTTTCCATTTTCTTCATTTTCCATGTCAAAGTGCTTCGACCACCGTTGGAACTTTTTCCTACCATTGACGGCTTTTAGATATTCATCTGAGCTTACTTTGTAAACAGGCATTCCTGCAAATGTTTCTTCGTTGTATATGCCTGTTCTTTCCTTCTTCTCCATCAGGTTATATCTTGAGAGAGGAATAAAATCATCCTTTAACACACAAGAACTTCCGAACCTGAAAAGAGATTCTCCAAGGTATTCTGTGAACGAGGTGATTGGTTGTGTGAGGAGAACCTTTTGGTTTTCTATGACGTAAGTACCACGGTCGATAATCTCCGCAGTTGTTCTTTCTTCGTGAAAGTCAAATCTATCTTCTACCTCGTATCCACTGTCTTCGAGATACCACACCATTGCTCGTTCGAACAATGTTTTATCGTTTAGTTGCTCCGAATGACTTTCTTTCAGAAGATAAAGAGCGGCAGCGAAAGATCCTATTCTTGTCTTTCCTGCCGGTACTTTAGCGAGTATCTTTTTGAGGTTCCATACTAGTGTATGGAGAATGGTGTATGAGGCTTTTTCTTGGGATGTCTGTAGATCTTTTCTCTTCTTTAAGATCTTACCATTCTCATCGACTATACCCAACTCATACGCTTCGGTTTCACTCCAAGGCGTTGTCATTAGCTTGATGAATTTGTATGCTATAAATGAGTCTACTACGCCTGCCATTACACACTCCTAAGATGATTTATTATTTCTTGATTCAAATGAATCGAGTCTAAATCTATATTTTCTATCTCTTTTGGTAAATAGTTTAGATAAACTAAAAAGGTCTTTAGGTAAGAGTGCAGTTCAGGTTCGGTTTTGTAAAACAGGATTCTAGAAGAAGCTGCTGGTCCGAACACATTCCCAAGGATTATCAAATGATTTAATATTAATCGTTCTCTTAATATTCCGTTCTTTTCGTACTTCCTGAATAATCGCTTAACGTATTTTACTCTATTCAAATCTTCGTGAAACTCATCAATACCCGTGCAAGTGGGATTTTCATAGTGCTTCATTGCGTACATTATAAAGTTTGATTCATTTAACGAAGAAAATTCCATTTTGTTCCAATATCAATCGTCGATAATACTCTCCAGAGTTTCCTGAAGTAGATAACTTGTTACATTATCTATGTCACTTTCATCTAGTTGCATTTCATACTTTTTGGCAGCAGATTTTACGACATAAGCAAAGCCCTTAAATGCTTGTGCTTCAGTCATTGCTCTGGATGGATAGGTTAGATCCCCATCGACTCTGGTAACAACGTCTTGAATTAGTGGCTTGATCTTTGACTCGAAAAGTTCATCATCGTTGTCGATTTTGAGCTTGAGTTCAAGGGCTTCACCTACGAGTTCATCTTCTTCAGTTGTCTCGTTGACGAAGTGGAGTTTACCTTCAAGGCTGACGTTTCCTTCACCCGATGAACGAACAGAAAGGACTAGAGGCGAACCGAACTTTTCGGTTGCTAGATCCTGTTCACCAATTTCACCAGTTGGGCCAAACTTATCATCTAACTTGTAACCATAGACTTCGCCATAGTACTTGACTTCATATGAAGTGATGTCCCCGTCAGAAACACCTTCGTTGCAGTTGAAGTTGAGTCCGACTTGGTTTAGTCGAATCTTTAGCTGCTCTAGACGCGCCTTTGGGTTCATGTACTCACCAGATAGAAAGTTCTCGATGAAAGCGTTTACTTTACCGAGCTTATCTTTATCTGCGAGATTCTGGTGTACACCATCATCTCGGTGCAGGGACTGTCCCTGATAGCCAAACATGGAGTACTCAGACTCGACAATTAGCTTTTCTCTTAGATCTTTAAATCGTTGCATCATTCACTCCCAGATTTGTTTGCCATTGTATCATAAACACGACGATAGAACTCTGCTGACATAGTGTGATCAACAGCTAGTTTGTGCTGTCTAGCTGCACCATAGAAGTGTTCCTTCATGACCTCAGCTAGTTTTTCAGCAGTTCTTTCCCCTAGTGGGATCTGTGTAATACTATCCGCACAAGCCTGTACGGTTTCGTTGACTGCCTCTGGTAGGATGTTAGCATAATGTTCTTTATCATGCTTTTCCATGAGTTTAGCAATATCGTTTACTGCGTTCTTGTATTTGGGATCGTTAAACATTTTTTGATTCCTCCTCGGAATAGTATTTATATTTATATAGCCTTTCGTATCGCGTTAAACAGCGATCTGGCTAATCGTTTTGTCGTTGCCTTTGGTAAGCCTTGTGAAAATAGATCAAAATCGTCGTCCTGAACTGCTGCTCTCATCTTGGTTCCAGACATTCCAGTTGTCCCCTCGGCATCTGGATCTCTTTTACCAGAAGATATTACCTCAAAGTTGTCAAACTCAAAGCTCTTCTTTTTGTCCTTGTGCTTGATGTACTTTGAAATCTCTCTCTTCATGTCAGCGATTCTGTCTCCACCAACGATAAGCACTACATTTTTGTATCCTTGATCGCTAAGTTGTTTCATCATGTAAAATGGATTGATGATCTTAGCGTCTTCGTGTACTGTTGCCTTTGGAAACATCGCACGTAGAAATCTGACTTTATCTTTATAGCGAAGGGGGTTTTTTACGTTGTTCTGACTTGGGCTAGTGTAGATTCTACTTTCAAACCCCATCCTCTTGGCGACTGAAGTTACCTTATCGACAACTTTCTCGTGACCAGATGTTGGGGGTTGGAAACGCCCAAAGGTTACAACAATACCTCTCCCTCGTTTTTTCACTTCACTTAGCATATTACTTTCTTAGTTTTAAGAATGACTTCTTTTCTTTTGCCTTTTTCTTTGCCTTGACTTCAGAGTCTCTCTTCTTTTCGCGTCTCTCTTGTTTTTCGATGCGGTTATCTACGGCAACTTCTTCGTTGTATATCCAACGTCCACCGACTCGTTCAAAAGAACCCCCGTGAAGTTCAACGTACTCTTTCATAAGTACAGGTCTTCTTGAGTTGTTTACAATGGATTCTAGTTTTCTTTTGCTAATCATTTTTTACCTTTCCAGTCCTTCTTGACTGTAAAATTAGATCTTGAAAATTCTAGTCTATCGACTAGTTTATAAGCGTTTTTCTTGAATTTATCGATGGCAACAAATCCCTCTGGCGAGGTTACTTTGTATCCATCGGTGGTTCGTATGAACATGCCAAGGGACTTCACTTTTTCAAATTTTCTCACAAATCGAATTTTTAGTTCAATAAGAGCATAATGAAGATCAAAAATATCTTTAATGTTTTTTCTGTTTTTGTTGAGGTATGAGATGATATCATCTAGTTTTTTCTTTCTTTGAAGTTTACCACGTTCTGTCTTCAAAGAAACTATGGCTCTCTGCATCTTGTCGTTCACGTATTTTGTGAACTCCTCCGCAGAGTAACGCATCCTACCTTGACGGACTTGTGCGTTTCCATAGATTTTCAACTCGTCGATTATTGATTTCTTCGATGTGAATTCATCAATGAATCTACGATGTTTAGCGAATGTCACTTTAATCTTGCTAATTTCATCCTTAGCAGATTCGGTTTCAGCCGCTGTGAAAGTTGCGGTCCCTGATGTGTCCCGAAAGTCTGCGTCGGTAAACCATACATCATTTACCTTCTTCAGACCATTCACATTCGCTCCAAACGATGCTTTCATACCAATCATCGTTTTACCTGTATATGTAGTATGCCAAACTACTCCTAGTTTGGCCTTTTTTATTTTTTGTGCAAATTCAGTTTCAGACTTTACGGCATATGTGATTGTATTTGGCGTAAAGGTTAAATACGACTCACCATCAATAGTTTGTTTTTCAACATCATCGGTGAACATCATGTCACCCTGAAGAACACCTTTGATTCCCAGTTTGGGTAAGTATTTCAGTGCAGCTTGTAGTTTGTCGGCTAGTCCACCTTCGTGGTTTTTGCGAATATCTGCTGCTGTGTAATTGATCTTTGGAGTACCTGAGTTGAACACCGACTTGGTGCCAACGAAGAACTTACCGTTCTCGGGGTTCGTTCCTGCAAATATTGCAGGCGCACCGTCCCACTTGACAGTCACGTTTACTCTGCTTTTAGAGTTACCCTCAACCATGTCTAGGAGGGATTCGCAGAACAAAATGGCATCTTTTACACCTTTTGAACCTTCGTTGAAGAGTGAATCTTCGAGTTAGAGATGTTCCAGATGTAAGTTCTTACCTTCGCTCAGGAAAGTAGAAAAACTTACAACGGAACATCTATTTCCTCCGTTTGTATGTTCTGCCTCGTTTATAACCATTTGGTTGTGTTCCTTCTTTACAGTATATAGTAGTTTCCCCATCCGTATACCATTTTAGGTTTTGTTCCCGTATAGCACTTCTACCATACATTGGATTATTTTCACCTTTCGCAGAACCTAGATTTATTCTCGTTTCCGACACCTTTTCTGCTATTTTCTTTCTTTCTTTTTCTGTTCTGTTATTCCACGCTTCTTTTACATACTCAGAAGTTGATTTGCCCCACATGGGATTCTTTTCCCCCACTGGAGGATTTCTTCTAAAATGAGGATTCCAGTTCCTACACTTTTTTCTTTCTTCTTTTGACATGTTTGACCAATATTCTTTCAAAGACTCGGAGTTTCCTCCCATACCGCCATCTATAATATTATAAAAGTTTGGATTATCTTTTGCATTTAAATGATTTATCCAATATTCTTCTCTTTCACATAGTTCTTCAAAAGTAGAGCATTCCTCTAATATCTTAGTGGTGAAGTTTTCTTTGCCGTATTTCTTTATGGCTCTTTTTAGATTTTTACCAGAACCAAGATAGTTTTTATCTTCTCTGGTTGTCATTCCAATATACATTTTTCCGTTTACTTCATTGGTAGTTAAGTAGATATACATTCAATCCTCCAAGTGTTCTTATATATATAAGTCTAGCGATCTTGAAGGATATATATTATGATGAGACCTATAGTCTCGTAGGAAAAACTAAAGGAGAATACGATGGCAGACAGAATTTACAGGCAAGCGACTCCCGTTGTTGCTGGACAAATCTTGGCTAAAAAGGGAGTGATGGTATTAGGTACCGGTGTCGCTCAAGTTAAATTTTATAAAAATGTAGATTACAGTAGTGGTCTTACGATTGGTGGAGATATGGGAGTGCAGTCAGCAGCAGATGACGAGCAACCCATAACTGGAACCTCCGCAGGTGTTATTGTACCTGTTTCAGTCCATACCTTAGTTTCTGTTGCGAGTGGAACTACCGTTTACAAACTTGCATGATGCTTGTTGTATTCGTCGATGTAATCCTTTAGCAACGACACATACTGGAGAGGGTTCCCCTCGAACACCTG